TGGTATCACCATATGTCTGATGAGACCGATCAACTCAACTGGTTGACTCAGTATATGAGGGCGGAGAGTTACGAAGCGAAGGATATTCAGTCAGTAATTCGAACAAAACGAGCGATTCTCTTTTCCGACGAAATCGCAAATAATGACTTGGGTATAAATCTTGGTATCCATGCTCGTATCCTGTCTCAGGGAGGATGGATTCCAACCAAAGACAGTATTCGCTTGAAGAAGGGTGTTTCTCACCTCATTGCTCTTGGTAACGCTATCAAGGAGTCAAAAGAAGAAAAGGTAGAAGATGCTCCTGTTGTTGGAGTGCAAGAGCGAATTGCAGCACAAGTATCCAAATTCATTTCTGACTTGGAAACGGTTGAGGATTGCCTTATTCGGGGAGAAACTCCTGTCTACCCGTGCGCCTGTGCGAACGCACCCGCAGATGCTCCCGTGCGCGAGTGTGCATGTGAATCTTGTGGTGGAACAAAGACTGTAGATTCCGATCTCAACAGTTGGCTCTCCAAGAACGGCTGTAAGGGTGTTCACGCAAGTCGAATTGCTGAGTGGTTTCGCCGTCGCATGAAGGAACTTGATGAAGTCCTTGAGGGGACCGCCGACGAGCAACTGATTGAGGGATATAGCGTCTATAAGAAGAAACAATTGAAGAATCGTCGAGATTGGCTAAAGACTTTGATTGAGGTTTGCGATCATCAGAAGGCAGTATCGAAGCAATTACGCGCACCTCGTCGTAAGCGACAGAAGGCACCTGTTGAGATTGTCAAAAACCTCAAGTTCAAGCGAGAAGATGGTCAACTAAAAATCAAGTCAGTTGCTGCTTCTAAGATCGTAGGAGCGGAAAAGTTGGTAACATACAACACTGTGACTCGCGTATGTTCCATCTTTGAAGCGGATAGCCGACAAGGTCTCACCGTAAAAGGCACAACAGTGCTTGGTTTTGATCTAAAGAAGTCTGTCTGCAAAACCTTGCGTAAACCAGAAGAGTTGCTTTCAGTTGTGCGTAAGGATGGCGGAATCCGTGCTATCAAGAATGCATTCAATGCATCAACTACCACAGAGAAGCAACCAACTGGACGAATCAACGAAGACACAATTCTTCTTGGAGTTTATTGATGGTACTTGTGGACGCATATCAAATCGCAATTGCAACAATCATGGCAGAAGCAAAAGGAAGTCCTATTGCAGACATCGATTTGATGAGACATATGTTTCTAGTGTCGATCAAAAACATTCGCAAAAAGTTCAAGAATGAGGGTGAACTTGTTCTCTGTTGGGACGCTGGTAACTACTGGCGGCGTGATATATTTGAGCATTACAAGGCAAAGCGCAAGAAGCAAAGAGAGGAATCGGGTGTTGATTGGAACACCATCTTCGAACATATCAAAACCATCAGAAAAGAAATTGATGGCGTATTTCCTTACAAAAACCTAAAAGTCGAAAAGTGTGAGGCAGATGATATTATCGCTGTTCTTTCTCGCCAATACAATGGCATCGAACCCATCGTTATTGTTTCCTCTGATGAGGACTTTTTGCAACTTCAAATCTATCCGTCCGTGAAGCAGTGGAATCCATTCAAAAGCAAATGGGTCAAAGCGGAAAATCCTAAAGAGTTCCTCCTTCGCAAAATTATGAGTGGAGATACAGGAGATGGGGTTCCCAACTTCCTCTCCGATGGCGATACCTTTGTTACTGAGGGAAAACGACAAAAGTCTTTGTTGGAAAAGAATGTTGTAAAGTGGTTGGCTCACCCACTAAATACCGTGTGTGATGAGCGTATGCTTGAAAATTACGCTCGTAATGAGGCCCTCATCAGCCTATTCAAAATTCCTCAAAAGTTTTGTGATGCTATCCTTGAGGAGTACGAAAAGCCAGTTGAGGGTAATCGGACTAAGGTGCTTGACTACCTTATGAAGAACAGAATGAAACTATTGATTGAAGACTTAGAGGAGTTCTAAATGAAAGATTTTGTCGATATCTTCCGTGAAATTGATGCCGCCCAAAACGAGGAACAAAAGATCAGAATTTTGCGGGACAACATTTCCCCTGCAATGATTGATCTTATCAAGTACACCTTGCATGAGAATGGTGAATTCTTTACAACAGAGGTCCCTGATTACACCAAAGACCCAACACCAGACGGTTTGGCTTTCAGCAATTTGTATGCCGAAATCAAGCGTTTTTATGTTTTCCGAAAAGACTATCCACTTTCTCCAAAGAGAAAAGCAGAACTTCTGATACAAACTCTTGAGTCTCTTGGAACAGAGGCTCCAATCTTTGAGCAAGTTATTCGTAGAAATTTCAAATCACTGACCCTTGAAACGGTCAACAAAGCATTTCCAAATCTTATACCGCAGAAGGTAACGGCATGACAGATGAAGACAAGGTTCGTAAGCAGCGTGAAAAGGAACTGGTAGAGAGAGCAAAGAAGCAGGTAAAACCAGTTCGAAGCCATTCTAAGAAAAACAACAAGGGTCAAATGAAGGAATGGTTACTTAGTGGAGATGACGAACACGATGATCTATTCGATCATAGGGAAAAGTGGTAAACGCTAAATAATTCTGTTCGCCCCAGTCTTCTCACTGAGTCGGTCATGGGGACGGTGCAAGCGTGATTACGCTATTCACCGCGCGTCGGCGGGGTTCATAGTCCCCGACACGGAATTTCGCTACCGTGCTTCCTGTCTCTGAGGGACAGGAAGCATTTCTTTTGGGGGTTAGTTGTAAATCGAAAGCCAATAAGAATCGACAAGGTCTGAAACAGGGTTCCCGATTTTGGTTGAACCAGGACACATTTCCATTACAAGATCAAGACCTGTTTTAGTACGAAATGCTTCGTGCATTTGTGCCTTATCGGCATTACCTTTACCCGTAGCAAATTTCTTCAGAACAGTTGGCACAACGAGTCTGTAGTTTAGGTTTTGCTTCCACATTTTCCATTTCAACAGACCTGCATTTTCCCCTATATGGAAAACTTTACCCTTCGCTCCCAATGCATAGTCTTCCATGTAGATTAGATCGCAGTTAGAAACTATAGACAAAGCCCAATCAGAAATAAGATCGTACCTATGTTCCTCTGTTTTGTGATAAGAATGTAAAGTTCCTGTGATTTTGTACCAACCAAAATCATAGTCTTTAGAATTCCGTTTCACATCCGTGAGATAATAACCTGTTGCGTTATTGCCTTCCAATACCGTAATAGCAGGAGAACACAGAGAATAATCTATACCTGCAATTCTCACTGTCCTGTTCCTGTACAACCGTAAGGAATATTAACTATCTTGACATTTGGATAAGTCAGATACGGACCAGTTGTACTTCCGTCTTGAGGTAAACCTGTTTGGCTGGCTTCGCTTCCATAATCTACAAAGTTTCCGCAATAATTGTCTATCATAAAGTTAGACAATCTAAGTCGTGGATTTAATTGAGCATTAGTATTAGGGCCAGAGGTTCTCTTGAAACGGAAAACCTGATCAGTCAAGCGAATATTCTTCATTAGAACATGGTTGGCATCCATATTCCACCACGATCCATTGAAACTTGTTGCATTCTTTTCTATGTCAATATCAATGATAGCGATATTATCTGTTCTTCTTGTTCCGCCAGTTCCTCCTACAGGACCAGTTGCGCCTTGAGAGTTGTAATCAAAATACTCCATATGAATCGCTTGATCATTGCATCGTCTTCCGTATATTCCATACCATATTGCGTTTTCTCTAATCCATTGATCTGATTTTTGGGTGTAGAAGTGCCAAACATCATTGTGTTCTCCTAGCGTTTCGTCTGTTTGGATGTCGTATGCTTCGATATTTACGGCTAGACCCCAATCACAAACAGGAGTATCTCCTGGACGATTTGCGACAAAGTTTATTGCGGTATGTGCGTCTCTTGCATTTCTGTAAACATTCAAAGCAGAACAATTTGTCAGATAAACTCCATTGAATGCTGAACCGTTTCCCAAAGCAAATCCACCATCTGGATTAGCGTCATTCCCTGTAATAGGTGTGAGTATTCCTTCAGCGTCATATCTTTCACCAAAAGCATGACACCGATTTGCCCAGAAATAAGCATCTGCTTTGGCATTTCTAAATTGAGTTGCTTTGAACTCGTCTTGATTGTTGTAGAAAGTGATGTCCTCTACCTTGATCAGGCGAGGATTTTGAGAAGACGCGGCTGGCGCTCCGTTGATACGAACTTCATCTCTTGACAAACCAGGAGCAGCCTTGAAAGTCACAAATGTGTTTTCGGTTGTTAGACCAGAAAATCCTGCAAAATCAATTTCGTGTCTTCCTTGTAGGAGATAAATTGTTGCTCCGTCTGCTTTTCCATAGGTATTACAGACACTCTTTACTGCCTTGCCCATTGATCTATATGGATTTGCTCTAGTTCCGTTGCCTGTTGTATCATTTCCTGTTGGACCACCTGTAGTTGCTCCTGTGGTTGATGGAGCGATATAAACTTCAGGATTTGGATAAGTTCCGTGAGCGTTGAACAGTCCAATCATTCCATGATTTCCATCGCGGAATGAACTATGAGTAAATCCATTGATAGTACCATGTCCTGTTAGGTTACCCTGAAGAACTCTTGGCGCACCTATTAGAGGATAAGCAATTGCTCTCATCTCTATAATGCCATCTGATGTAAGAGACGGATCAACTCTTACAAAATATTCATCTACTCTGTTTTCGCTGAATTTGTTGACTCTTGGTTCATATACACTCTTCCAGTCTCCACCATTAATCGAGAAGTCAACTCGTTCTATTCCGTTCACATGGAATGCAACTACACCTACACTAAATGGACTCTTGTATTCTGCATAAGGAACATTTGTCCATCTTGCGATTGCCTTGCCTGAGTATCCCCAATCACTCGCTGTTCCAATTGAATCGGGTTGAGGAGTTACTCCTGTGAACCCTCCTCCAACGAAAGCAATGTTATCGAGGTATTCTGAGTTGCCCATATCGAAAGGATCTACCCCTGTGAGGGAGAAAGATAACCCACCACCAAGGTCAAGTTCAACTCCTACTCCATTTTCAGCGGCTGGACGAAGGAAGAAATTACCCTTGTCGTAATCAACAAAGAGTTTGTTCTTTGCATCGGTGACAAGAATATTTCCTCCTGTAGCAACAAGAACTGCCTCATTTCCCGTGACTTGGAAAGTGGACGCTCTGAGTTCTGCTATGGTTGGATTTGTTCCAACATGGTAGAATATGTTAGAGTTCAAAACTGTAGCAGTAAGACCTAGTAGACCTCTCGCGCCTGAGACACCTGCGGGTCCAACAGGAGTTGGATATGCAGATATAAGGTTGTAAGAGAACTCAATGTCATTCGTCATTTTACTCCATGTAGGAGCAGGAACTTGGAATGAACCTGTTAGGCTATTGCTGTGTGCGATCACACTGATTGGGTCTGTATATCCAGTAACAGTAATTACACCACTGTTGATGATATTATTTGGAATATCACCATTTCTGTATTGAGAAAATGCAGCATCAAAAGAGAACGGACCAACAAATTGTATGGTTCCTGTTGGACCCATGGTCGGACCTGTTACGCTGCTTATATGTCCTACAAAGGTAGCGGTTGTTCCTGCACCCTCTTTGCGATAGTAAGCAGTCGCACCTGTCAATCCAATTAGAGTTGCAAATGCTGAAGCAGAAACACCAGTAACGCCAAAGTAGTACGAGATCAGATTGTTGCTCTCATATCCGCCACCTGTTAGGGACGGATCCTGTACAACAGAAATACCACAGTTGAACATGTTGTTTCGGAACAGAATACCCGAACAATCATCTCTGACTTCTAAAGCAGCACTTGTAGGACCACCCGAATCAAAGATGTTGTCTCTCACTAATGCTTTTCTGACTCCTCTTTCCATAGCAAGAGGTATACCGCTATCTCTAACAACATTTCCGATTATTTCAATACCTGTGCATCCTACAGAATTTGATGTTGCATTCAATCTCCATTGATCCTCTACAGAATTGACAAGAATTGCTGTGGAGTTTGGACCCTTTGAATCTAGGACATAGTTGAACTGACAAGTAAGACCCATTTCAGAGGAGAGGCGAAGACCCGTTCTTCCTGCATACTGAATAAAATTGTGTTCAACAACATTGTTCTGTCCTTGGCTAAGAGCAATACCGTTGTTGCCGTTCAGATGGTGAATGTAGTTCGCTCTTACAAGAGCATTCTTGCACATATCAAGAACGATACCACTACCACATCTCCAAATTTCACAATTGAACAAAGTAACATTTGAAACATTACCCGTAAATCCACCAGAAACAGGTGTGGAGTATGGCCTAGACGCACTAGCAACGCTCTTTATGGCAGCATCCTTGAATCCAAAGAATCGAAGGTTATCTAGTTTGAGATTTCCTCCGTTTTGACTGAACATGAATCCAATAGGGATGTACGGAAGAGACAAACTCGATTGCAGAGTTGAGGCAATTGAGGCATCTGTTGAGTTGTCGTAGTAGTAAAATTTCTTCGTATCAGAATCATAGAAATAATCACCATTCGAACGAAGATAGTAGGGATGCAATAGAGAGAAACGATTCGGAGAGTTTCCGTTCAAAATGTGTTCTTGGAAACTGAATTTATTCGCGGTCGAGCCTTCAGGAAACTCAGAGAAAAGTAATGCACCTGTCTCGTAGTTTGTACCTTTGATTTTTCTCTTGATGACTTCGTTGCTTCCCGCATTGAAAACAACCCAACCCTTCTTCCAGAATGCATCGTATGCAGAGGATGTTCCCTTTGCTAACGCTGGTAGGATATCTGTTGAGATATTTGACGCGGTTCCTACAATAAATGGTGCAACCAACTGTATACCTGTTGCACCGAACGGAGATCCTCCTGCGGTAAGAGGCATCCAATAAGCAGACGCTCCCGTACTAGAATGAGCCACTGGTCCATACCAAGCGGTTGCTGCCCCACCAACGAAAAACTCAGATCTGCCTGTTTCTTGTAAAGCAGGACTCACGATATTGTTATGTCCTGTCGTAGAGATAGTTCTTCCTAAAACTCCCTCATTGACCACATATTCTCTGTTCATAATTTTGGGCATTTGCGCCCGAAGCGGTATGCGGTTTGTTCTTGAATCAAAAAGTGTAAAGTCACCATCTATTGAAGTAAATCCCGATCCCGTCAAATCTACGAACCAAATGTTACCATCTCCGTTTTCACCTACAGGAGAAGTAATCGGTCTCCACTGTTTTCTTGTAGTACCATCCTCATTATTGCCCTGAGCAACATCTGTTACAAGACGATCACCCCTGATGAACACAGGTTCTGTTTTGTAAGATCTAATTGTTCTTACATCTGCCGGTGGATTGGTCAATGACAAAATCATGCACTGACCACCTTCTACTGTTCCTTGGTTGTCAAAGTTGTAAGAAAGATTTCTTCCTCCTCTGACAAAGAGGAAATCTCCTCCTGTCATAGAGTCAAGTCCCTTTTGTATGGTCTTGAATGCTTGAGCGGTGCCTAATCCTGTGAAGGCATTGTTTCCAATTTGGCTATCGACAAAGTAATAAGTCATCTTGTTGGTTCCTAAGTGTCTCAATATCTATGGTTCATTTTTATGGTCTAAATAGCAAAGTAGATGCACAACGAACACCAACCAAACAAAATCAAAATAGTGGAACTCAGAGGAGAGGACGGTCTTCGTGGTCTCCGTGGTCTTCGCGGCCACACGGGCGCACAGGGTGCGGATGGAGCAAAGGGTGATCGTGGAGAGCAAGGACCAAAAGGTGATCAGGGTGACCAAGG